AAAGGAATAGCTAATACTTTGCACTGACAACGGGTTAATAACCTAACTTAATAAGTGGTTTGCTTATATTCCCACTGTCCATTCTATGCTATAATCTATTCATTACTAATGACTCTTCGGAGTAGAGAGAACTGAATAGATTATGGCTACAACTAAGCCTAAGAAGAAAGCTGAGACTAAACCTAAGCTTACCAACAGTGCTAGATTTTACCCTACTAAGTGGGGATTCAATGCGCCTAGCGTTACTACTATCCTAAGTGGAACTGAGTCTAGAGCAGCACAGACAAGGCTAGAGAACTGGTCTGAGAAGTGGCTAGCTGACCCAGAGAATAAGGGTAAGACAGAGCCAAAGGACAGAGGTTCATTAATAGATGAGCGCCTATCTAAGTACTTTGCCTTAGACCCAGAGTATCGCGTGCTTCCCACCACATGGGGATTACCAGAGGATGTAAAGCCATTCATGGATGCGATCCTTAAACCTATGAAGGCTACGGGTAAGTCTATCCTAGCTCAGATTACTGATGTGATGTGGAGTCAAGGGCTATTGGATTGTGTGGACATTCCTAGGAGTGAGCGTCAGTTCTACCAACCTGACATTAAGATTGCTAGGGAGCAAGAGTTCATTTCATCTAAGACTTATCGCTATGCTGGTGTCCCTGACTTTGTGGGGAATTACACCAATGCTAAAGGTGAAACTAAACTATCCCTTATCTCTCTCAAGACTTCTGACAAGAACTATTCAAAGGTTAGCCCTGATTGGAAGGCGTTCAATGCTAGGCTAGCCGAGTGTCGTGCTCAAGGTATTGAGTTGGTATGGAGAAGGATTGGTTTAATCGGATGTGGCTAGAGAAGGTAGCTAAGTTCTATGAGATGTATCCACAACTAGGAGTTTAAGATGAAGAAGAAATACATTCTAAGACCAGGGTATGTGACAAGCATTAATGATGGTCAACTTCATTGGATAACAGCAGAGAAGTTAATGGCTTTGTATGGAGTAAGTAAAGATGAATGCTATACAATGGACTCTATTAGAGGTGTTGATGTAACAGGGCTAATTAACCTGCGCGCAGACCCGCTAGGCAACTACTCTCTCGCTAAACCATAATGACTAAGGGTGATATCGTACTATTCAAACCAGCTAAGACTGCCACTAAGGGTAGTGATGGATTAGCACGCATGGTCAAACAGTACGATTCGCCTTGTGTTGTGTATCAAATCATAGGCTATTGGGCATACCTTTATAGACTAATGGATGGTGGTATTCATGTAGCACCGCGAAGCGAACACTGGGCTTGTATTGATATAGATTTGTCTGTGTATGCAGATAAGTTAGATATGGTAAGTCATTTATTAGAGGTTGGAAGTAATGAGTAAAAGAATGTCGATTAGCCTTGATAATCAAGCAGAGGCTATGCTTAAGAAAATGGCTGAAAATATGGGAATAACTCAGAATGAAGTTATAAATAAAGCTATTAAGGTAGAACACTTTGTACAAGAAGCTATTGCAGGAGGCGCTACTGTAGTTGTTAAGTATAAAGATGGGCAGACAACACAGATACTATTTAGATGACTCGCTGACGCGGTGAACATTGGTGTTGTGTTGATGTAGACCTTGATATGTATGCAGATAAGTTGGACTTGATAGGACATTTACTTGAAGTAGGGATAGGATGATGGCAACAATGAGTAGTGACAAAGGCTTGAAGTCTGAGAGCCAAAAGTATAGCTGGATGATAGAGGCTAGGATTGAGGATGGCTCTATACATTGCATAGACAAAGGTAATGCTCATTCCTTACATCAAGCTTGTTGGGCTAGTGAATTTGCTGCTAATAATGCTCAAAGGTTATACCCAGAGATTACAATAGTGCAGATAGCTATACAAATCAGTAACAACTAATGGGTCAAACCCGCACGCAATTCATCCCCGATGTAACAGTTCAGTCTGACATCAAAAGATACCCTAGGTATATAGGTGAAGTGTTACCCCATCCTTTAATCCAAAACACATTACTAGAAGTACTAGAAGTGTGGGATGGTAGTGAGGAGATATGGGGTAACTTAAATGAACCTATACCTTTCCCTTACGGTTCTGAGTCTAATCCTGCAACTAGGGACTGGAACAATCCGCCACCACGCAGAGATGAAAGTTCTAAGTACCCTATCTATAAGTGTCGTATCAATGGTGCTTATGACCAGTGGATTATCTTTAAGTGGATATTACTTGATGAGAATATCCCTACTGACCTACTAGGTTATAGCACTGCTAGGACTGGGGGCTAGTCTGCAATCTAGGCTTAGATGCCTCAAACACTGAAGGAATCTTAATGCCTAGCTCAGCACGATAGAAGTACGCTTTCTTATAGTGGTAGTTCTGACGTTCGGCTAAGTAGTTAGCAATGTCGTTAGCACCGCATTCTTCAGCAATAGGAAATACACTCTTGATTAACTCACCAATG